GGCTTTCACCGGGTCTAGCCTGTGGGATCTCAGCACTGGGACGATGGAGTATTTCTCTGTATCAGAGATGAATGTCACATTCAACTACGACGCCGCTGTGTCGGGCGCTATTACAAGCTGGGCGCGCTACGGCAGCTGCAAAGGCTTTAGTTTTGGATCGCTGAAGATAAACATTGTCGATGTGAACAATGTTCTTACAGGTTCGGATTTCTTCTCCTTCCTAGCTCCGACCACAAACTTGACCTACAGAAGTTTTGTGAACAGGATCGACATAAGTGTTTTGAACTCTGATGAAATTACGCCGAGTGCTGCTGCTGTCAGATGCAGTGGCCTTTTCGCCAGCAATCTTGTCCACGTTGAGAATGCCCGTGTGCAAGTAAACATCGGACCCCATTTAAGGGAGGTGTCAGACGCCACTGTGGCCAACGGTGTTGTCATTATCGGATCAGCGGCGCCAACCCTTGGAACGTGGCGGCGGGGCCAAGTGGTCTGGTATAGTGATGCCAGCGCGGGGGCCGCACCTGGAGCAGTATGCGTTACTGCCGGAACGCCTGGGACGTGGAAAGCAATGGCAAACCTTGCCGTCTAATTGAGTTGAGGGGATCGGGAAATGACCATAGGGCAGCAGGGCGGTATCTTCGGAAGAAACCCAACTTCCAAGGATGGTGTATGATGAACGGTAAGCCAGTGCAGACCGTGCGACCGATCTTCGGACCTGTCTTCCAGACAGTGTTCCACCCCGTAATCGTCAAATAAGGAGGCGATGATGCCTGCGACAACCAAGACGCTCTCAGCGCAAAACACCTTCACCGATGCGGTTCTCATCATCGGTGACTTCAACCTGTCCATCTCTGGAACCTTCGTTGCCACCGTGACAGTGCAGCGCTCGACCGATGGCACCACTTGGCGCGACGTTGACACCTGGACAGCGCCGACAGAAGAAGTCGGCTATGACCCGATGAAGAATTTCTACCGGGCCGGCATTAAGACGGGCGCCTACACGTCGGGATCTGCCACGATCACGCTGAACGGCTACGACAACTGGCCGCCGCGCTACTAAGATGGCGAAGTCCCCGGCATGGACCAGGAAAGAGGGCAAGAGTGCCAAGGGCGGATTGAACGCCAAGGGGCGCGCCTCTGCGAAGGCCGAGGGCATGAACCTCAAGGCCCCGGTGAAGTCTGGCGACAATCCTCGCCGGGCTTCATTCCTGGCGCGCATGGGCAACATGCCTGGGCCTGAGTATAAAGACGGTGAACCGACGCGCCTGCTGCTTTCTCTGAAGGCATGGGGCGCGTCCAGCAAGGCAGATGCCAAGAAAAAGGCTGCGGCCATTTCGAAGCGGAACAAGGTGAAGTGAAATGACCCCTATTATCACTTGGAAGATTTCCCAACTCGACCGCAATGCCGCTGACGGGGGAGTGACGACCGCCCATTGGCGCGTCGAAGCCGTCGATGGGGACCACAGCGCTTCTGCTTATGGCACCGCAGGCTTCACCCCTGACGCCACCGCAGCGGGCTTCAAGCCCTACGACACCCTGACCGAAGCCGACGTGCTGGGATGGGTCTGGGGTTCTGTGGACAAGGACGCCGCAGAGGCCAGCCTGTTGCAGCAGATCGAAGCCCAGAAGGCACCTGTCACCCTGACCGGGACGCCGTGGTAAGACAAGATTGGAAGCTGGTGGAGTGGGCTATGGACGTTCTCGAATCTATCATGAAGTGGATCGTGGCCCCGGTGGCTGCCTTTGTCTGGCTACTGCACGTCAAGCAGCAAAGCCACAGCACCGAGATCGAGGTTCTGAAGGCGCAGGCATCTGCAAACACAAAGGCGCATGACCTTGAGATGAAGAACCTGCAAATCCTGATCCAGAAGGTTTTCGACAAGCTGGACAAGATCGAGGAGAGCCTACGCAAATGAAAATCAACCGAGCAACCGTCGATCTGGTCAAAGAGTTCGAGGGCTTCAGCGCGAAAGCCTACAAATGCCCGGCTGGCATCTGGACGATTGGCTATGGCACCACTGCCAGCGCAGGCGTCGGCATCACCCCGAAAGAAGGCATGACGATCACGCGGAGCGATGCAGAAGCCTATCTGCACGGGGCCTTAGAAAAGTTTGCCAGCCAGATTGAAGATGCCATCACAGCCCCGATCAATGAAAACGAGTTCGGGGCTTTTGTGTCTCTGGCTTACAACATCGGGCCGGGTGCGTTTCGCAAATCATCCGCCCTGCGCCTGTTCAATGAAGGCGACAAGGCAAAGGCGGCCAGCGCGCTCCTGCTCTGGAACAAGGCCGGCGGCAAAGTTCTGAAAGGCCTGACCCGCCGCCGTGAGGCCGAGCGCAAGCTGTTCCTGACGCCCGTTGGCGGTGAGTTTGATGGCCGCACCAACGTGGCTCAATCAACCACTGTACGGGCCTCCGCCGTACAAATCGCATCCGGCGCTGGCGCTGGCATTGCGGCTCTCGGCGCTCTTGACGGCACCGCGCAGATCGTCGCGCTGGCCTTTGCCGGCGTTGTTGTCTTGGCGGCTCTCTGGATCATGCGTGAGCGCATCAAGAAGTGGTCGGAGGGCGTCAGGTGATCTTCGCTCGACTGAAGCTGTGGGCGATGGGGCTTGGCCTCGTCGTGGCCGCGCTGGCAGCAAGCTGGTTTGGCGGCAGAAAGTCGGCTCAGGCTGACGCCAAGCAAGAGGAGCTTGAAGGCTATGTCGAAACGCGAGAGCGCATGGATGAGATTGGCCGCATGTCTGATGCTGACGCTGCCCGTGACTGGCTGCGTGAGCGCGGTAAGCACTGATGCGATCTGCGCCGGGACCGAAACGGCGCGGACGGATCATGCGGCGGCACTGGCGCACGATGGTGGGCCTCTATCGGTTATCACGGGCGCGCATCTGATCCGCTTGGTTGACGCGGGCTGCGGCTATGACACCTAGACAGCAGGAAGCCGTCGAGGCGTTTAAGCGCACGGGCAACGTGGCCGAGGCTGCGCGTGAGATTGGCATAAATCGGCGCGACATGCAGAGGATGTTAAACCGCGCCGGGTTCACGTCGGATGTCCGGGAAGATTACCGGGTAGACCCAGCCATCGCTGACAGCATGGCAGCGGTCGGGACCAGCATGACCCCGTCGCTGGCATGGGTGAAGGTTCCGGCTAAAGACGATCAGCCGGGTTACTCCGTGATGCTGCGACCCGATGGCGAGCCGCCGGAGGCTGTCGCCGAGCGCATAAGAGAGGCGCTGGAGGGCATGGTGCCTGCCCAGCCTGTGGTGGCCCCTGAAACCGTCATGGCCGACCTGTGCGCCGTCTATCCGCTCATGGACGCCCACGTCGGGATGCTCGCTTGGGGACGCGAGACGGGCGCGCAGGATTACGACCTCGGCCACGCGGCAAAGGACATGCGGCACGCCTTCGCCAAGGTGCTGGCGCTGACGCCTGCCGCCGAGCAGGCCGTCCTGCTGATCGGTGGCGATTACTTCCACAGCGACGACACCAGATCCGAGACGCCTGCCAACCGCCACAAGCTGGACGTAGACGGGCGGTTCTGGAAGGTGCTGGACGTTGGCATCGGCATCATTGCGGAAACAGTCCACCAGCTTCTGCAAAAGCATTCGCGCGTGCTGGTGCGTGTGCTGCGCGGCAACCATGACGTTCACTCCAGCATGACGCTAAACTTCGCGCTGGCCGAGCGGTATCGCAATGAGCCTCGGATCATGGTCGAGAAAGAGCCACGCGACCTGTTCATGATGCAGTGGGGCAAGTGCGCCATCTTTGCCCACCACGGCGACAAGGGTAAGCCCGCGCAGATGGCGTTGTATCTATCTGATGTATGTACGTTCTGGTCGCAGACGCGCCACCGCCATTACCTGACAGGCCACGTCCATCACGATCAGGCGAAAGATCTCGGGCCGCTGCGGTTTGAAAGCCTGCGCGCCTTCTGCCCGCCTGATGCCTACGCCGCCGGCATGGGCTATGGCGCGAGGCGTGCTTTGCAGTCGATAACCTTCCACAAGCAGGACGGTCTGGTGCTACGCGCGCTAGATCCGATTGATCGAGATGAAAGATAAGCTGCCAATCGCATCATGGCGCGTCACCCGCGATGGCCTGATGGTGTCGGTCGGCCAGTATCATGCCGTGATACCATTCGCCCAATTCGGCGGCCTTGTGCTGGCTCTGGTCAGGAGAATGAAAGATCGCGAGGGGCGCGCTGGTGAAAATGAGCCGTAGCGCAGTCTGATTTTCGACCAACACAAAGCCGTGTGTTGCGCCCCTCACTTGCATTAAATATCCGATTGCCACCGTGGCTGGCAAGCCTCTGCCTCGCTTTTAATGCGATTGATTTCTGGTAGATTGCCTCGGCACATATATTCGATCAGAGAAAGCTGCTCATCAGTCACCCACCACGCAGGCAACTTGACGTAGCCCGCCAACCTCAACGCCCTCGCTCCGGGGCTGTTGCTGACTTCACGGGGCATTGTTTACACTTCCCAAAGATGCGGTTTGCCAGGCGCTTCCACAGTGAAAAAACCAAATGCGTTATGGAAGTCATGCAGAGTGTTGATGTAGTCTCTCAGCCTCGCGTTCTCGACATTGGCCTCAGCCATACGCTCCATCATATCAATGATGCGTTTGGCCTCCTCTGCCCGCTCGTGCAACATGACCTTGAGATCATGCTTTGCAAGCCGCTTAGAAGGTCGGTCGAAGTAGACAGGATGCGGATATGTGATGTCGCACATGATCCGTTCCATCTCGCCTTTGGTCGTTCTGTATAGTTTAAGACTGCTCATCCCTTCTCTCCCTCAATCTCGGCCAGCGTGGTGCGGGCCATATCTCTTGCATACGTCTCCTCACCCCAAACACAGATTGCATTAAGACCCCTGACGGCCTTCGCCAG